TTAACAACCATTATTAATATATTTAAACGCTTGTACGGCTCGGAAATGACCGCCATAGCCAGACGTTGGTCGGCCTGGTTGTCCTTTCCTTGCCGCCGATTTAATCAATGAGCTTATGGACTTCGTTTTATTCGCCCCATACAGGCTTGCCGCCGTCTGTACCCATTTCCGGGAATGACGGAGTGCCCCGCATAGCTGCGGGTGCGACGTATGGAAGAATACGGGCAGCATTTTGCCGCATCGGCCATGTCCTTGACGATGATATTCGCAAACGGCGGCGAGGAACTTTGTGCCAACTCCAATTCCTTGCCATTCGGGCATCACGACCAACCGCGTCGCCCTATAAGCTCCTGCGGTGAATAACGGTGAGACTGCTACATGACAGACAGGCTCACCGTTGATGAATCCGACGAAATACTCGGCAGCCACAGGGGCAGGCAGGTCTAAATAATAATGCTGCTTAAACAATCGGGGGAACACAGTTCCCCGGACTTTATAAATTTGAAGTTTGAGCTGGGGGCGGCGTTGAAGGCAGTCCCGATTGTAAAACCGGGCCTCCTGCATATCATATACCCAATCCGGCTGCAGCCATTCGATAATATCGTAGTGGCAGGAAAGCAGGACAACCTGCCCATCACCTTTTCGCCATGTCTTTGCGAAAGCGGCCGCTCCGACCTTGGCGATTTGTCGGTCGATTACCGAAGTGAACTCGTCGACGACTGCCCGTTTGGGCCGTTCACATACCAGGCGGGCCAGGCCAGCGCGGAACTTCTCACCGTTACTCAAGACGGGAAATGGCCGGAGCCATGCCGGGACATCACCCAGGCCGACGGCTGACAATGCACCCGTTACGGCATTGAAATCTCCGTCTGGGGCGATGCAATCGACGATAGGCTTCGTGGCATCCCACCCAGCGTACAAGTCATAGATGGGCTCACCGAAAATGCGGCTGCCTATACTTGTCTTGCCGCTTCCGGAAAGGCCGACAATAAGACCGATTTTCCAGTCCAGCCCCTCGACGGGAAGCTCGGCCGAGCGTTCCCAATCACAGCCGTTCTCAGCATTGAAAAGGCTTTTTACTCGTGCGGCTCGGTAACTGTTGAAGTCGCTGCAATGGTGTTTTACTTTTACAATCATACAGTAACAATTTTAAGAGTCAAACCTTGAGCGAGGAGCCGTTCGTAAATCTCCCGCTGCTCTTTTTCATCCTTGCAGATGACGATTACGCCATACTGCTCTTTGTAATTAAATGCCATTCAAATATTGTTTTGAGGTGAATAATATTTATCTTTGTCGCATCTCACCCACATACTGCATATAAATGCGCCGAAGACGCGACAGAAGGCTCCAGCCCTCGGTCGTGCGTCTTCGGCGCGCGCTTGCGTAAGTATGTGGGTGAGATCTCTACTTACGGCCGGGGGCTTTTTCATGCCCCCATGTTATGGATCAGTTTTTCATCATCGGCGGTCGTTTTTCAGGTGGGATGTATGGATATTTGCGGTTAGGGATGTAGGTGATCCACGCGAACAGATGCCGCCACCATCGACGGGTATAAGAGGGATCGTGCTGGTTGTAGATCGCCTCGGTTTCAAAACAACTGTTCCCATAGGCGCGGTTGTAGGGCGGCAGGAGAACTTCTATTGCGACCGAAAGGCCGTAAATCAATAAGGGCGCCGGAACGGCCGCCAGCATCCACCATGCGGAAACCCCGAACAGGAGGTGTGCCGCCACCGTACCCAGCAGACAAACGGCGACGATCTCCAGTTGCTGCCGCATGTGGATTTTCTCGTGATTGAGTAGTCGGGCCGTCAATGCGACGCCCTCTTTCACGAACAGCCAGACCAGCACGGTCAATGCCGTGAAGCGGCCGAACGGAATAAAACGATTATATACGATTTTCATCATATTACGGAAACTCTATAACAGGAATATTTATCGATATGGCCGTTCAACATCATAAAGCTCAAAGTAATCAGTTTCGAGCCTTTGGGGATGGCGATGCTCGAATTGGCGGCATCGCCTGCCAGCAAAAGAGAAATGGTCAGGTTATTCTCCAGTCCCGCTATGCATCTCAATACCAATTCGATAATTTGAAGCGGAGCGGATCCTGCCGGAATCGTACTGTCGATCGCAAACGAGGTTTGGGTTCGTCCTATCTCTCGTATATACGAAACATATCCTCGGCCTTCGAGGTAGCTTACATTGGAACTTAATTTCAATGTACTGCCGAGGGTCATTGTTGAAGATGAAATTAGACCTTGCGTTGGAATGACATCCAATTTCTTTTTGTCGGCTGCCGACATCAGGCCGTTTGCCGACCGGGTGGCTACGGCCGTCGATGCTTTGCCGTTCCAGGTCGTTTTCTCCGCGTCGCTTACGAAGCGGTGGTTCGCGTCTTGTGTGATGTTCGAGGCCGAAACAGGCCCCTCAAAATTCCCCCCCCCGGCATATGAGAGGGCGTTCCAGGCAGTGGCGCCATCTCCGATTTTGTGTTTGCGCGTGTCGGATTCATAGACGACCTCTCCTTTCAGCAGGACGGGATTTTTGGCCGTGAGAGTCGCTGCGGTATGTACCGGATGCTGGATCCGGCTCTGTATGGTTTTGTTCATATCGATCAGGTTTCAAAAAAGGTGACGAGTCCGTATATCCGCATCCCCAAAATGAGTGCGCTGTATCATATTTCCCCCCGTAGGAGTTCATACTTTCTGCGTCCCCGTCACCAGAATATTCAGATATGCAAGACTGACGGTGTCAAACCGCAGTTGCTTGCAGCAACTTTGAAATAACTGCGCGGTCCTTCGATGCGTCTTTGGGCATCGCCGACGAAAAGGACTACGCCGGAGTAGAATGATACGTACATTTTTAGTTTTCCGAACTCGTCCTGCCCGGCCCCTCGCCCGCAGATGTTGATTCCTCTGTGCAGATCGAACTTGACCTTCCCGCAATAAGACGTATCGCTGATCCGTGTCACCCACCTGCCGAACAGGGCCTCGACGGAGATCACCGGAAGCCAGCCGCTCTTGTCCGCTTTGTCGGACTCGAACGGGATCGGATCGATGCGTGTCGATGTCCACGACAACTCGTCGCGTGAAAATCTGTCCTGCACGAGTTTGAACCCGCTGCTGGTCGGGCGCAGCTTCGCAGCGCTCGACTTTCGGACTCGTGCATTCTTGTAGTGGAGTATTCCGACGCTGCAGCGTTTAAGAATCGGATCCGCAGGGTCGGTCGCGGGTTTGACGTAAAGCATTCCCCCTTGCACCTTCCACCGCAATGCGGGTACTTTTTCGACATCGGAGGCATAGGCCAGTGTGTTCCAGGCCGTCGTGCCGTCGCCGAGTTTGTGGCGTCCGGTATCGGATTCATAGACGATTTCGCCCTTGAGCAGGACGGGATTCTTGGCGGCAAGTGTCTCCGCCGTATAGACCGGAAGCTGTGTCCGGGTTTGGATTGTCATTTTTGCTGCCATAGCGTCAATTCATTCCGGGGATTGAACATTGGATGACCAGCTCGCCGCCCGTCAGGTCGTCGAGCTTCTTCTTGTCTGCGGCCGACATCAGCCCGTTGGCCGATTGGGTGGCGACGGCCGTCGATGCCTTACCGTTCCAGGTCGTTTTCTCCGTGTCGGTCACGAAGCGGTGCGTCGAATCCTGTACGATTACCGAAGCGGGATGCGTGGCCGGATGCTGGTAGTTGTTCGCCCCGGCAGCCACGCCGTCGAGTTTCTTCTTGTCGGCCGCCGACATCAGACCGTTGGCCGATTGGGTGACGACGGCCGTCGATGCCTTACCGTTCCAGGTCGTTTTCTCCGTATCGGTCACGAAACGGTGCGAGGCATCCTGTTCGATCATCGTCGCCGGATGTGTGGCCGGGTGCTGGTAGTTGTTCGCTCCGGCGGCCACACCCGCGAGTTTCGCCTTCTCCTCCGAGGTGTAGTCTTCGGTAGAAAGGCCCTTGCCCGCAACCTTATCGACCTTCTGGCCGATCTGCGTGGCGACGGTCGTAGCGAAATTCGGATCGTTGCCCAGGGCGGCCGACAGCTCCTTGAGCGTATCGAGTGCCGCAGGGCTGCCGTCCACCAGTTCGGCGATGGCCTTATCCACGTATGCCTTTGCCGATTCGAGCGTCGTGCGGTCCCCGCTCTCACGGGCGGATTTCTCCGAAGCCACGGCCGCATCGGCGTGGCTGTTGGCCGACTGAAGCGTCGCGGCATCGCCCTGCCCACGCTTCTGGGCCTCGTCCGCCACGGAGGTGTCGGTGTAGGTCTTGGCCGAAGAAAGGGTCGTGGCATCGCCTTGTGTCCGCTCCTCGGCTTCCGCTGCGACAGATGTGTCGGTATAGGTTTTCGCGGCTTGGAGGGTCGTCGCATCGCCCTGTTCGCGCTTACCGGCTTCGGCAGCAACGGAGGTGTCGGTATAGGATTTGGCCGAGGAGAGCGTCGCGGCATCGCCCGCGGCCAGTTCCCTGCGGATCGCGGCCTCTTCACCTTTGGCACGTTCGATCTCGTCGTCGAGTCTGCCGTCGAGCGCCTCGATGTCATTTTGGACCTCATTGAACGCCTTCTCGGAGGAGGCTACATGGACGGAGAGGTCGTCGGTTACTTTCTGCACTCTCTTCTCCAGCTCCCGCCCTTCGGCCGTATTGTATTTCCCGTTGAGTTGGTCGGTAAGCCCCTCGACCCCGCTCATCGGGATTTTGTCCTCGGTCTTATGGAAGAAGCTGTCGAAGAGGTCCGAGAACTGCTCGGCCGTCGGGTACATTCCCCGGCCGAACCATTTGCGCAGCTGCGCACGTACTCTGATTGCCATTCTGTAATCGCGTGATAAGAATTTTACTTCGTCCGCATGACATAGGCCAGCGTGTAATAGGGCGGTCGGTTCTCGTGCGAGCTGCCGCCGCCCGTGCGGTCCGTCGTTCCGAAGGGCGTCGTGCGGTCATGCCACGACACGGCCTCGGGATAGGAGTTGTTGCCGCCGCTGCGCCAGCTGCCGTTACCTCCGGTCCAAAGATTCTCCCCGTGTGCGTGCGAGGGCATCTCATCGACGGTGAGCGTGTGTTTCTTCTCGCCGCCCACCTTGCCGTAGCTGCCGTAGTCGGCATCGCTGACGTTGTAGCCCACCACGAAGCGGCCGCGCAGGTCGGGCAGGCGGAAATAGCCGCTCGTGGTCGAGAGCTTCCGGCCGTTGCAGTCGTAGGCATTGTTGTAGGTGCTGCCGATGGCCTTGTAGAGTTCGGGGTACTCCGACTGCTTGAGCTGCTGCCCTTCGCAGAGAGCATAGCCGTCGGGGATGCGGGATCCTGCCCAGATTTCGACCATGCCCAGCGGCGTGCGCTGAATCTTGGCCAGGGCGGTCTGCAACGCCACGATCTGCGCTTCGAGCTCGGGCAGCGACTGCGCCTCGCGGAAGTCCTCCCATTTGTAGTTCTCCTCGCCGACGCCTGGAGCCAGCGACCGCTCGACGTAGGCTTGCGGATATTCGTACCCCTGGGCCTGTACCGGGATCGCGGCTTGTTTGAGGTACATGCCGCCCGAAATGGAGCCGCCCTCCCAGTAGAGCACCTCCCCCTCGGGGTGTTCCTTCGTGCGCAGGAACACGTAGCCCTCGCTCCGCTGCGTGCCGCCGCCCGTGAGTGCGCATCCCAGCAGGATCGCCTTGTCGCCCGCCAGGTTGCCGATGATCGACACCACGTGCGCGTTGGTCTGCATGTAGTCGAGCATCTCGCAGTCGGCCGGAAAGTCTTTGTTCGATTGCAGGAGGAACCTGCCCTGTATCTGTTTCATCGTCAAATGTAGTTTATGGAGAATCGTTTCGAAGCCAGCTTGTACGCATCCACCACGGCCCGGACCTGCGTGATGTCCAGCTTGTCGTAGAGCGCCAGCGGGATATTCACCCAGAAGTCGTAGCCGCTCACCCCGCCGTAGCCGCGGCGGTTGAGAATCAGGATCCGGCCCGATCCGCGGCGCGGGACCAGCACCTCGGCGTCCTCCTCGCGTTTGTGCAGGGTGATGAAGCCCACGTTTTCGACCGTTTCGGTGATTGTGATCCTCCGGTCGATGGGATCGAACTTGTCGTTCAGCAGCGCCCGCAGGTAGCACACCTGGCCGTTGTGTTCGAGGCGGTAGTCGCTCTCGCGCTTCCAGAGGATGAACCGCGTGTGCAGGTATTGCAGGGGCGACACGGCGGCGTAGGCCATCGCGGCGAAGAGCGGCCGCCGCCAGAAGGTCGGCAGCAGCAGGAGCGCCAGGCGCTTGAAGTTCACGTCGTACTTATCCATTGTATGCCTTCATATTGAGTACGACGTCGCCCATCTCGAAATAGCCCGCGGCCGGGATGCACCGCGCGTCGATCGTAACCAGCACCTCCTCGCCTGCCGCGACGGTCGTCGCCCCGCGGAACTCCACGATCCGCACGCCGTCGAGCGTCTGGAGCGCATCGACGAGCGCCATGTTGGTATATTCGCCATTGAAGGGCAGGTTCTCGATGTAGTTGCGGACAGCCTCCCGACAGGCGCTCTCGACCGTTTCGGCCACGAGCATCGGGTCGTAGTACACGTCCGCCTCGCAGTTGAAGCGGTCGGGGTCGATGTTCACCAGCGCCGTGCGCACGCCCGCGTCCTTGATCTCGGCGATGTAGGCCGCAAGCTGCGCCTCGGTCTCGGCGTCGAGCCTGCACCGCTTGCCGTCCTTCTCGCCCGCGACCTTGATCGTCAGGAGCGAAGCGTCCCGGTTCTCGACCGCCACGGCGTGCTTGACCACCCGTGCCGCCGCGATGGCGTCCTCGGTCATCCCCTCAGTGTCGTAGCGGTCCGTGTCCGCGATCAGCGTCTTGCCCTTCATGAACGCAAGCACCTTGTCGCGGTACCACCGCGGACGGTGCGGGATGATCTCCTCGATGCGTGTGTCCACCTCGCCCTTGTACGTGTCGAAGAGCTTCTCCAGCGTCCACGCCGCAACGGCGAAAATGTAGAACAGAATCCCGATGACGGATACCTTGCTGAAATGCGACGTGAAGCTGTCGCCCGGCGTAAATCCGAACAACTCCGCAACGGATTCGTTACGCATGAAATCCGCGCAGATCGTTTCCTTGATTTCCTCGATCGTTCTCATCGTACCACAAAGTCTATTTCAATCCCCATAAACCCGATACCGCCGTAAGGAACCATTTCCGTCTCCTCGGCCGAAGGTGCGGTAGCTGGTTTTATTCTATCGGCCGCCAGTTCCTGCACGACAGACTCCTCTCTGGTTGTCGTCATGACGATATCGAGTTTCTGCCCCGTGTTCAGTTCGTCGGTCAGCGCAAGACCGTTACGTTCGGCAATTTCGAACGCGGCCTCGACAGTCCCGCATTCCTGAACTGCGATATCCAGCAGAGTCTGGTTATTTCGTGTCGTAGTCTGCATCGACGGTCAGTTTATTGTTCGTTATATCGACTTCTACATCGTTCACCCGCATACCGTCAGCCTTCAGTTGAGCCGTAATCTCGCGTGCCCATCCAGTCGTTTCGTGGTCATTGGCGATGTTCGTGATCCCGACCCCGAGGGTCGGATATTCTTTCAATTCTCCCTTCATTGCCTGAAGAATCGCAGCTTGGTTCTGAATCGTCACCTCTCCGACCTGCAGGCCCTGCACATAGACGTTTTGGTCGTTACGCCGAGGATCGATTTGCAGATCTCCTGTCTCGGGATCGATCAGTATGCCGATATTCTTAGCCATTATCAGTGTGTTGCTTTTTTATCCTCCAAATCTTCGAGAGAGATGGTTGCGGCCGCCATTTGTTCGGAGAAAATCCCTGCTCCCGTTCCTCCGTTGGCCGCAGCTCCAATGCCTACTCCTGTCAGTCCGGCAGCGACGGCCGTCCGCATCGTTTCGCAGTAGCGCTGAACGCTTTCCAGCGAACGGCGCAACGCAGCGGCCAATACCAGGCCGCCCTGCTTCCCGCCGTTGATTTCCACACCGTCAGCCGTAACCTTCAACTGCATCCGACCGACCGTAGCCGAAACATTGCTCCCGTTCATTGTGACGGTCGTATCGCCGTGACGGTAGGTCAGCGCTTCGATCTCTGAATAACCGATCACGGAGCATTCGCGCAGCTCGCCGCACGAAAGGTCGGCTACCAGAACAATACTTCCCGTTGCAGGTTTCAACAGCAGGCCGCCGTCCGCTCCGCCTTCGATGGCTGCCAGACGGATGCCCGGAATCTCCAGTTCGTTATACCGCGCCCGACAGGTGTCGCCCTCGACGGAGACGACCTCCATCGGGCGAAACAGGAATACGGACTGTTCCGTGCCCGTAATCTGCTGCAAAAGCTGTTTTATCTTCGAGGCGTTATCCATTGTTTTCTATGCGTTTTCCGATGGTGACGACCCGGCTCGCACCTTTGTCGCAAAAAGTCGTTTCGACGCCCAACACGTAATAGCTTCCGTTCTTGTATTCGTACTCCGTGTCGCGGATCTCGGCCAGCCATGTCGGCTCGACATAGGGTTCGAGCCATCCGGTGAACGAGCCCTCGTAGCCGGTATAGGCCCGCACCTTCAGCTCTTCGTCGGCCCGTTGTTCGAGCGATTTCCGATCCGAAACACCCGGCAATTTGAGTGTAAACTTGTCGCCGCCCGTCGTACCGCGTTCGATACGGATCGTCTTGCCTTTGGCATCGGTTCCCTCGACGACAGCCAGAAACTTCCGCTTCGAGGCGTCCCGGTACTTGAGGTCGGACTTCTCGATGTTCACGGCGAAGTCGTAAATGACCTTCTCTCCGATCTGGGCGTATTGCGGATGGACGTGCAGGGTTTTTCCGCGCAGGTAGATGTTGGCCTTCGTTTCGCTCTGCACCTTGCGCAGCACGTCGTACCCCGTCGCTGCATGGATAGTGAAGTTATCATACGTGAAATCGTAATCGCATGCCACTTCATATTTTCCGACCTCTTCGGCGACCGAGGTCAATAACGTTTTCACCGTTACGCTTTTCAGGACACGGTCCTTGAGGTCTTTGCGGAATTTGTAGAGTTCATCTTCGCAATGAATACGCACGGAGTCGTTATCAGTAGCGATTTCGGAGACATACCCGGAAAATTCATCGCGCAATATCCGATCATATCCCAGGCGGATCCGAACAGCATCTCCTTCGGCGATTTTCTGTTCGACCTTCAATGCCCGGTTGAAAAGCGTCCCCGGCAGCGTAATATCGGCCGTATCAGCCAGGTTTTCGACGCTGCATTTGATCGCAACCTTTTCGAGCGCCGCCAGCCGATACTTCCCGATCGTTATGTCAAAGTTCATCGAATACATTTCGAACGCCGTTAAACCGGAATAAAAAGCGAAACCGGATTGTCGCTGTATGCTTTGATCTCGTAGTTCTGGTTTTGCAGGCCTTTTGTGTGCGGAAAGCTGACACTCTCTATGGCCAGACGCGTAATACCGAACAGCAGCAGAATATCATGTTCCACGTCGAGGTGACTGGCAGTATCGAACAGATTACGCAACTGCTGGACGCTCTCTTTCGGATATTCGTTTTCCGCGGCGATAAATATGCCTTGGATCGAAATTTCGTAGTCGCCCTGGCTCCATCGCTCCTTGACCGTTCCCGTTCCTTTGCCTTTGGCAGGAGTTCGTCGGATGATTTCGTTCTTGCCGCTGATCGACACCAGGGGTTCAAGCGGGAAAGTGAACCAGTTCAGAATCCCGTCAGTCGAACGCTTGAGCCGCAACGGCATGACGGATTTTATCGTTCCGACGGTTGTCATTTCCGACCGGATTTCGTCCGCATCGGCCGTCCGCACCCCGTCCGTGTCCCTGAGTAGGAAATACGGAGGCAGAGCTCCGAAGCCGCCGAGGGCCTGCGTCGTGCGGATGCGGAGCGGATCGCGCAAGCCATCCGATGAAACGATGACGTCAGGGGTCGCTTTCCCAATGTTGAAAAATACCTTGCCCATCCTATTGTGCCGTTGCGGCCATTTGCAATACCTGAATCAGTCTGTTCTCCAGATCGCGCTGCATGTCGTCGCGCGAACCCTCGTAGCCGCCCTCGAAAACCAGCTTATCGACCAGCGCCCCGAGTGAAATGTTGATCGTCGTGGATCGTTTGCCGCCCGTGGCGATGGCCGAAACGGCTCCCGCCCCGGCCGTACTGCCGGAGGTTCCGTTGCCTCTGCCCGGGGTATTCGCTGCCAGCTCGCCTCCCATGCCAGGCAGGGAGGGCGACGCGATCCCCAGCGAGGTTTTCAATTTCGCGGCGACGTCGCCCAGCGACCGTTCGGAATCCCACCGAAGGCGGATGCCGTCGAGCGACGCCCTGGCTTTGGCCGCATGGTCTGCGACCCGTTTCGCCCCTTCGATGATCGCCTGCTGGCGGTTCTCGATATCGGCGTTGATCCGGGCGATGGCGGCCTGGTTCTCGGCGCTGTCGCCCAGCCCCACGGCCTCCTTGAACTTGTACCATCCGAGTTTGATCTTGTCCAGGCCGATCATAAGGCCGTTTATCATCGTGCTGAAATAGAGCTTCACGCTCTCCACGAATCCCAGGAACGAATGTTTCATGAATCCAACCGTGCCGTCCCACAGCGTACCCCAGCCCTGCACCTTGTAGCAGACATAGCCGATTACGGCGATCAGTCCGATGACCGCGGCGATGATCCACGTCACGGGACACGCCAGCAGGGCAAGGTTCAACCCGTTCTGCGCTGCGGCCCATGCCCATTTCGCCGTGGTGACGATCCCCGCCCAGGCGGCCATCGCCTTGGACTGGAGCGTGACGAGGAACATGGACGTCGCCAGTATGCCGAGCGCTGTGCCCAATACCGCAACGACCGTCGCGTGCCGCTGCATGAACTCCGAGACCCATCCGATAGCTGCCCCCAAGGCGTCGATGCCTTTTCCAGCAAGTCCGACGATCCACTCCAGCGCGGTCATGGCGGGAATCACCAACGGCTCGATGATCCCGTAGAGGCGGAACAGCAGGTCGCCCGCCAGTCCGAGAAGCGTGGACCACTTGCCCGCGGCCGTCTGTCCCATCTTTTCGGTCATGCCGTGGAACTGGCCCCCGGCCTGCGTCGCCGAATAGAATGCTTGTGTCACCATCTCGGCCGAGATCTTGCCTTTCTCCATCTCCTCTTTCAACACGCCGATGGATTTTCCCGTCTTGCGGGAAATTTCCGACAGCGGATTGAATCCGGCATTGATCATCTGCAGCAGATCCTGCCCCATCAGCCGTCCCGACGCGGTCATCTGCGAGAAGGCCAGCGTCAATGAGTTCAATTTGTTCCGGTCACCCATTGCGATATCGCCCAGCGCCTTGATGTTGGGCATGATCCGATCCTGTGCAATGCCGAATGAAAGCATCATTTTCGCGGCATCCTGCAACTCGGCTGTCATGTAGGGTGTTACCATCCCGTATTGGCGAATCTCCTCCCGCAGCGCTTCCGATGCTTTCGTGTCACCGCGCAGCAGCACGTCGAAGGCGACCTGCACCTTTTCCCGTTCGAAACCTGTTTGCAGCGCCTTAAATCCCGCCATGCCCGCCATGACGATTGGATTGGTCAGCGTATTGGCGAACGGGATGCTGTTGAAGGCATCCGACAGCATAGTCTTGATCTTGCCGCCGTTCACCCGTTCGAGCTGGCGGATCTGTCGTTCGAGGGCCTTGACCTCGATGTTGGTACGACGTATGGCGTTGATGTTGCTGGCTGGAATCCACTCGCGCTCGGCACGTAGCGCATCGACACGCTCGCGGAGACTGCCCAGCGTGACACCGCATTTCTGCATGGTGTTGCTCGCACTGTTCACCCGCTGCTCGACCTTCGCCCAGACTTCCAACGCCCGGTTGTTGGTGATGTTGATCTTATTCAACTTCCCCGTGATCCGGTCGTTCAGAGAGAGCGTATATTCGACAACATTTGCCATTGTGTCCGTTTTTTCGTATCTTCGCTGCGTATGGTAGCAGGACTTATAGGTATTTGGTTCGTCGTCGCCGTGGTTTTCTATGTGTTGAAGGCTGCGCGGGCCGTGCTGCCGTGTATCCCGAAAGCGCTCGGCGTGTTGCTCTGCCTGCCTGCGATGCCCTTTGCCGTAGCGTATAAAAACCGTGAAACGCATCCGTGGCAGGCGCGGTGCATCGTCATCGGCTGGTCGCTGCTCTACCTGCTGCTCGCCTTCATTCTCTATATGGAAAATTAGAAAAGGTCCGGATCGCGGGGTTCTTTCCCCCGTACGTGACAACGGCGCGACTTGCGGAAAGTGACCCGCGGACGATGCCGGCGCGGCCCTCGGTGTTGTCCTTCGCACGGAAGTAAATCTCCCGACAGTCCGAACCTTGTGATTCCGGGCCTGCTATTTCTGCCGTGCGGCTTCCGCCTCCTGCTTGCGTATCCACTTCAGTTCGTTCACACGCATGGCCCATTCCCAGTCGGTGAGGCTATCGGGGTCGATATGGAGGTAATAGCGCAGCTGGGTATCCAGTTTCCGGACCCAGTCGCGGCCCTCCGCAGGATCGACCTCGGTAGCCTTTAAAGCTTTTCCAGCTCGGCCTCCGCGTAGGGTACGATCTTGTCGAGCACTCCCGACGCGCCCATGAACTTGTCATCGTCGCGGCGGATTGCCTCGCTACCGCCCAGCCAGCACCCGCGCAGCAGGGTTTCGTTGAACTTCAGCGGATCGTTCTTGCCTGCCGTCGTTGCGAACGAGAGTTCGCGGCGCGTGGGTTTGCGCAGGTAGCACACGTGGCCGTTTACCTTGATGGTGTAGATACTAATTGAAAAGTGCGCCAATATTCCAGTTGAAAATTGCGCCACCATAGGATAAGTATAATGACC